GCGGCGCCAACGGAGTAGCAAGTGAAGTTACTCTAGTTAGATTGACCGCGGCTATGGAGTCTATGGCAAAAGCTCAGGGCGGAGGCATGGATCCTAAAAAGGCGCAAGCAATATTACAAGAGAATTATAAAATAATTCAAGCATCAACTTATCAGCAAAAAGAAAAAAACAAAGAAGAAAAAAAATCTAAAGATGAAACCGGTAGATTCCGTAAAGCACTTAACGGAGCAACTAAATCAGTATTGTCATTCGGCGGCGCTGTATCTGGACAACTACTTGGCAGTGTTACTAATTTTTCGAAAGCTTTATTTGGATCAGAAGACAGTTTAGAAAGTTTTGCAAAAACTGTTCCGTTTGTAGGCGGAATACTTGGATCATTTGCTGGAATTCTTGATACTAATCTTGCCGCATTTAGATCACTTAGTGAGTCAGGTGCAACATTTGGCGTTGGACTCAACGGCCTAAGACTGGCTGCTGCAAATGCAGCAATGCCTTTGGATATGTTTACAGGTGTTATTACTGAGAACGCTGATCGTATGAGATTGTTTGGAGGGACAACTGCAACTGCTGGAATAGCATTTGGTAATATGTCTAGAGATTTTAGAAAAGGTCCAGGCAAAGAATTAATGAACTTAGGATATACTGTATCTGATATTAATGAGCTAATGCTAGACTACACAGAATATCAAGACAGACAGTATGGTATTGACAGAAAAAATAATAAAATATCACAAGAAGACATGGCTGCGTATGGCGAAGAACTAATGATGTTATCAGCTGTAACTGGCAAGCAAAGAAAAGCAATACAAGCTGAGCTTACAGCAAAAATGGAAGATGCTAGAAATGCTCAAGCTATTTCTAAAATGACGAAAGACCAGCAGAAAAACTTTAGAGCTGCTATGACAGTGAGTAGTAGTTTAGGTCCTGCAATGTCAGAAGCTGTTACTGATATGGTAGATGGCGTACCAAAACCAGGAAGTGTTTCTGAAGGTCTTATGGCAATGAGTGATACTTTTAGGAATGATGCAAAAAATCTAAAAAATATGGACGTTGGAGCCCAGCTAGAATTTTTTGAAAAAGTCAAAAAAGAAGTCGAAGCAAAAGCTGGCGGCATGTCAGAAGCTGCATTCCAGCAACTAGTAGATGGTAACACATCTTTTGGTGCGGCGTTGAGAGCTAGCACAGAACTTGCTACTTTTTCTGCTAAAGACATGGATGTAGCAATAAAAAATGCTGAAGCAAGAATTGCTCTAGAAAAACAAAAAGACGAAGCACTAAAAGGATTTCAACAGGACATTATAGATTTAAGATCTACTATTGCACAAATATTCTTCGCTGAAGGCGGACCTATGGAAATACTGGCAGCCGGATTTAGTAAATTAACTGAATTTTTTACTAGTGAAGAAGGTAAAGAAACAATTTCAAGTGCTATGAAAAAATTAGCAGATGGTTTAACTGTACTTATGAAAGCTGTAGAACAGTTTATATCAGATATAGCAACATATGATCTTAAGACAGCAATCTTTGGCGGTAAAAAAGACCAAGTTATAGGAAAAAATAAAGACGGCACCGACAGAGTGTTAGATAAAGACGTTGCAGGTTTATTTGGTGGTGAAGGAGATTCTGCAGGACTTGGTAAAATACTAGGAGAAGCGATAGGTGCTGCGATCAGTTCGTTAATTGGTAGTATCGATTGGGGAAGTATTGCAATAGGAGGCGCACTGGGTGCCGCAGGTTTAGCCGCATTGTTTTTGCTTCCTTTAACAGGACCGGTTGGAATAGCAGCCGCACTTGGTACAGCTTTAATAGGTATGGGAACCGCGGCATATTTTTCAGGAGCATTTGATCCTGCAATAGAAGCAATAAAAGGTTGGGGAACAAGTATCGGCAACATGTGGACCGATGGAAAAGCTGCCGTAGTTGAAAAATATAACAGTGCTATAGATAGTATAAAAGGTATAGGCACATCTATTTCTAACACCTGGGATGATACTAAACAAGGTATATCAGATGGTTTTACAAGAGCAAAAAATAATGTTGCACTTATAGGAACATCTATTGCTAACACTTGGGATGATGCTAAAGAAGGTATATCAACCAAATTTACTACTGCTAAAAATTATGTTTCAGGTGTAGCAGGAAGTATAAAGACTGCTTGGGACGATGGTACTATTACTTCAGCCTTTAATACTGCAAGAGAAAAAGCTATAGCTGTAGGATCAGCAATTAAAACTGCTTGGGACGATAGTACTATTGGTTCAGCCTTTAATGATGCAGCAACTAAAGTTAAAGGTATAGGAACATCAATTAAAACTGCTTGGGATGATGGTACTATTACTTCAGCTTTTAATGATGCAATAACTAAAGCTAAAGGTATAGGAACATCAATTAAAACTGCATTTGATAATACTATTGTAGACAAATATACTTCTGCAAAAACATTCTTATCAGATGTAGGATCTAAACTTGGCACGTCTTTTAGTGACATTGACTGGTCAAAATATAGTATTAAATCTCAATTTACAAAAGTGTGGGACGCTATAACAGGATTCTTTACATTTGATTTTACAATGCCAAACTTCAGAGACTTTTTACCAACTTGGTTAGGCGGCAAAGGCAAATCGATAGGTAGTAGCGATAGTGCTCCAACTCCGGATGAAACTATATCATCAAGCGAGATTCAATCTGGTGTAGAATCCGCTAACACTTTAGAAAGTGCAAGAGCCGCAGTAAGCAGCATAATAGACATACCAAATTTAAAATCTGCACTGAATACTATACAAGACGGAATGGATGCTGTTAAAGTTCAAAGCTATGCAGATGCACTTAGTTCTGTAGCTGAACAACTTACAGCAATTAATGAAGCAGCTAAAGATCAAACCACAACAGTAAAAGGAGCAGGCGCAAGATCTAAACCACAGCAAGTAACATCACAATCAGCAGCAGGATCATATCTTAGCACTCAATCAATGAATCAGAACATGAGTGCAACAGAGCTAAACACACTAAATACTACAATGACGCTCATATTGGAAGAATTACAAGAACAATCGCCAAATATTAAAAAAGCTGCAAATAGAAGTAGCGATGTGTCTACGCAAGTGTTGATGGGAAGAGACTAAATGAGTTGGAAGAAATATTTTACTCCTGTTCCAACAGGTAATAATACAAATGGAAGCTATAGTCCTTTCACTGCTAAAAGTAGCGGAAATCTCGCAGGACCAGCAAAGTCTAATTATTCTAGCTATCTGCCTGATGTATACGTTGGCTCACCAAATCGAGTTGAACGCTATGGTCAGTACAACACCATGGATCAAGATTCGGAAGTAAATGCTGCATTAGATATTCTAGCAGAATTTTGCACACAAAAAAATAAAGCAAATAATTCACCTTTTATAGTAAACTATAAAAATAAAAACGCAACTAATAATGAAGTAAACATTATTGGTCAGTACCTACAACAATGGTGTAAACTACAAAACTTTGAAACAAAAATATTTCGAATATTAAGAAATGTTTTCAAATACGGAGATCAGTTTTTTGTACGTGATCCAGAAACTAAGCGTTGGTTTCATGTTGATCCTGCAAACGTGTCACGTATTATTGTTAACGAAAGTGAAGGGAAAGTACCCGAACAGTATGTAGTTAAAAATATTAATTTTAATTTTAAAGACGGAATAGCTACTACTCCTTATCATACAAATGGTAATATTACAAGTGGAGGCAATCAACAGTACACACCAACCGGCGGCGCCAAAGGAATGGTTGGACAACCTATGTCAAGTTACAGTGGTAGTAGATTTACTACTGATGATGGAGAAGTAACTGTAGACGCTAAACATGTAATACATCTAAGTTTGTCAGAAGGACTAGACAATAATTATCCATTTGGTAATTCTTTACTTGAAACAATTTTTAAAGTATACAAACAAAAAGAATTACTTGAAGATGCTATTATTATATATCGTGTACAAAGAGCACCAGAAAGAAGAGTTTTCTATGTTGATGTGGGTAACATGCCATCGCACCTTGCTATGCAATTTGTAGAGCGTGTTAAGACGGAAATACATCAAAGACGTATACCATCGCAGACTGGGGGCGGAACAAATGTCATAGACAGTTCATACAATCCTTTGTCAATTAACGAAGATTACTTTTTCCCTCAAACTGCTGAAGGACGTGGATCAAAAGTTGAAACACTACCAGGCGGTACAAACTTAGGAGAAATTGATGATCTTAGGTATTTTACTAACAAGTTAGTTCGCGGTTTGCGTATTCCATCAAGTTATCTGCCTACTGGTGCAGACGATTCAGCTGCACAATACAATGACGGAAGAGTTGGAACAGCATATATTCAAGAATTAAGATTCAACACATATTGTGAAAGACTACAAAATTTAGTTGTACAGGAATTTGATCAAGAATTTAAACGCTATATGTTAGAAAGAGGTATCAATGTAGATACTTCAATGTTTGATTTAAAATTTCAACCACCACAAAATTTTGCAAGTTATAGGCAAGCAGAGATTGATAATGCTCGAGTACCAACTTATTCACAAATGGCTGCTATACCGTATATGTCAAATAGATTTGCACTCAAACGTTTCTTAGGTATGACTGACGAAGAGCTTGCTGAAAATGAAAGACTATGGCGTGAAGAGAATGACGAAGATATAATTCCTACAAACGATGATACTTCAGCACAAATGAGAGATGCTGGTATTAGTCCTGCCAGTATGGGAGATGATCTTGGAAATATTGAAGACGAAGCTGAAGGCGATGCTCCAACTACTGATGGCGGAGCAGGTGATGCGCCATCAACTGTAACTGGTGATGATATAGGTAGTCCAGCAACAACAGACCAAACGGTATAAATACTAACATGATACTACGTGAATTATTTTATTTTGATAGAAACACAGTTGAGCCTGTAGAGGATAATCGCTACGAAGCTGACTATGACGATACTCCTGTAAAAAAATCAGATACACGTAAAAGTAGATTGACTTTAGCTCAAATTAATAGAATAAGAAAATCCTCAGAGCTACATACAGAAGAAAAGGTAAAAGAGTTGCAGTTTGTAAAACAAATGTACGGAATAGCAGCTCAACCAGATTCTGTATGATAAATGAAAAAATATATTCCAGGTGAAACTAAAGAGCAAAGAAAAGCTCGAAAAAATTTAGCTAAATCAAGTAAGCTAGCAAAAAACACACCTCCTCCTGAAACACTATCAACTGCACCTACAAACAATAAAATAGCCTTTGTAATTGGAAATGGCACAAGTAGAGAGCCTATTGCTTTACCAAGTCTTAAACCTTTTGGTAAAATATATGGATGTAATGCGGTATATAGAGACTTTATTCCTGATTACCTTGTAGCTGTGGATACAAAAATGGTTTTAGAACTTAACAAAGCAGGTATACAACATCAAGTAGAAACTTGGACTAATCCAAATAGAGCATATGCAGAAATGACCGGATTCAAATTTTTTCAACCTTCTAAAGGATGGAGCAGTGGCCCTACAGCATTATGGTTAGCTTCTGATATGACAGATTACGATACTATCTATATTATAGGATTTGATTTTGAAGGAACAGGACAATTAGTAAATAATATATACGCAGGCACTCAAAATTATAAAGCACCAACTGAAAAAGCAACTTATTTTGGAAATTGGCTTAAACAAACTATTATTACATGCCAGAATAATCCTCAAAAGAGATATATAAGAGTGTTAGGAGAAAGTTTTTTTACTCCTCCTGAGCTTACAAAACTGGATAATGTTGAAAACATCCATGTACGGGATTTCAAAAAATCCTTTAAAATCTAATAATCTGCAAAAATGGCTCGTTTTGAGCCTATTTGTACGCACTTTTCTGCAAATAAAGTAAATATATTATGACAGCCCATACCCAATCGGTATGTACAATACATTATAGGAGAGTAAAAATGGCAGATCGTAACAAATTTGAACAAATGCTTGAATTACTTGTCAACGAAGACAAGGACGCGGCAGAAAAATTATTCCACGAAATTGTGGTAGAAAAATCAAGAGATATTTATGAAGGTCTTTTAGAAGACGACAAAGATGTCGATGAAGCTACTGACGAAGAAGTAGATGAAGCTACTGACGAAGAAGTAGATGAAGCTACTGACGAAGAAGTAGATGAAGCTACTGACGAAGAAGTAGATGAAGCATCAGATGAAGAAGTTGAAGAAGGTTTTGACTTAGATGAGTTTGAAGTAGAAGCTGATCCTATTGAAGCAGTAGGTGGCGATGCAGGTGATGACCTAGAGGCAGCACTTAGCGGAATGGGTGACGAAGGCGGAGACGACGAAGAAGGTGAAGAGCCAGAAGGTGACGTTGAAGATCGTGTTGAAGACTTAGAAGATGCATTAGATGATCTTAAAGCCGAATTTGAAAAAATGATGGCTGGTGATGACGAAGAGCCAGGTGACGAAGAGCCTGAAGAAGAGTCAGCACTTCCGTTTGAAGCATCAGATGAAGAAGTAGACGAAGCATCAGATGAAGAAGTAGACGAAGCATCAGATGAAGAAGTTGAAGAAGCAACTGATGAAGAAGTTGAAGAATCAAAAAATCCAAAATCAGCTGGAGAAGAAATGCGTGAATACGTAGAGAAAGTTTCAGCTAAAATGGGCGACAACGGTGCAAACACAAAAAGCACAGTAGCAAGCCCAAATAACATGGGTGGTGACGCAAGTAACTTAGTACAAGGTGCTGAAGAAAGCGGCGGCGACCATGCTGGTCTAGGCGATATGAACGCTAAAGACCAAGACGGCGGCAATGTAAATGTACCAGGTGGAAAGGCTTCTAAGTCATTAAAAGCACAACCAGGACACGGTGCAGAGAAAAAAGGCAAGCCAGAAGCAGCAGCTGATAAGAAATCAACTATCGGCAGCTAAGTTAAGGAAATTTGATGATTACTTTACAAGAGAATTTGACATTCGACCAAGCTAATGTAGTGATAGAAAATGCTAACGAGGGTAAAGACCTTTATATGAAGGGAATTATTATCCAAGGTGGTATTAGAAACGCTAATCAGCGAGTGTATCCTGTATCCGAAATTGGCAGGGCTGTCAAAACTCTCAACGATCAAATTACTGGAGGATATTCAGTTCTCGGCGAAGTTGATCATCCTGAAGGA